CAACAACTTGGACAAAGCAAGCAATTAAAGATACAAGCCGTATTAATCGTGCAATGTTTGAGGCTACTGAAATGTTCTCTACAGGCATTAATAATGCTTATAAATCTAAGAATCCAACGAAAGCATTGGAATTCCAAGACAAGTGGAATAAGATTTTAGATATTAATACATTACGTTTATTAGATGCTTTTAAAAACAAAACAGAAGATCCTGAAGGATTTAAGTCTGTAGTCAAAGAATTAGGTGGTAATAAGTCGGAACGCTTTATTAATGCTGCAAAACATTTAGATAAAATTAATGAATTAATATCGAAAGGTGAATAATGGGAGCACCAATATCATCTAAAGATTTACTAGCAGAAGCAGGCTATACAGAACCTAAAGGTACTGTTACGATTAGTGCCGTTATTCCTAGAGATAAAAAGATTGACTTAGAAAATTTAAATCCTGAGTTATATGCTCGTATTGAAAAGATGCGAGAGGATTGGAAGAACGATAAAGAGTTAAATCCTAAAGGAACGGACTTACCGATTACTCGTGCAGCTAGTACGGCAGCAGAACAAGAAGATTTAATCAGACGAGCTAAAGCTGGTGAAAAAGGTATTTATACTCCAGCTCCTGTACCAAAAGGTGCAAAGATGGTTCATCAAGATGCTATTGATTTGCCTACAAACGTACCTGATACATTCTTAGAAAAATATGGATTGCATAGACCTTTTAAGAATAAAGGTGATCCAGTTCATGTTCAAATTAATCCTAAAATTGAATATAAACTTCCTGAACTTAATTCTGGTAATTTAATCTCTGCTGCTGATTTATTAAAAGAAGCTGAAGTTGTACCAACAGAAAATAAAACATATGCTCCTACAGATGTATTTGCTGCGTTACTGAATAAGGCATTAACAGGAACTAATTTAGTTGCTCCTAAAGAAATACAAAAAGGTTCAATACTTGAAAAGTTGTTAGGTGGCATGGAAGCTGGAACATCTGCCGTAACTGGTGTTATTACTGGTTTTCCTGCTGCTATGGCTTATGGATATGTACCTCCAGGCAGTCCTCAATCTGCTTATAATGAAGCCGAAAAACATATGCAAGCAATACAACAGTTTCATTATTTACCGAAAACAGAGACAGGTCAGAACCTCATGGAAATGCTTGGTGGGCTTCCTAAAGCGATTCTAGGCACTTCTGCTCCATTACCTCCAATGTACGGAGTTGAGAGTCAGTTAATTGGTCGTACTGCATATGAAAGACCTCCAAGTGTTGTTAAAAAGCCAATGCCTAGTCCATATGCTTTAACAGAACCTCCTGTTGTAAAACCAACAAATGTTGTTGAATTGCCAACATTAAGTGGAGTTGGTGCTGCTGAAGCTAAGTTTAATCCTTATGGAAACAAAATATCAGGTGAAGAATATGGTCGTGGAGAAGTATTCCCACAGATTAAATTATCTAAAATTCTTAATGATGTTTCTCCTGAAGAACAAGCTACTAGAGCACAAGTATTGCAAGATATTCTTAAAGACAGTAAACAAATTAGACCAGGTGTTTTAACAGGTAATGAAAAAACATTAAGAGAAGAATATGTAACAGCTAAACGAGCAAATGAAACTCCTCGTGGTCAGATGTTAAAAGAACAAATAGCAAACGAACAAAATGCTTTATCTGACTTTGCTCAAAATATTATTGAAAAGACTGGTGCAAATCGTAAGTTAATTAATGATGAAGAACGTGGTAATGCATTAAATAACGCATTAATTGGTCATTACGATGCTAAAACAGGCGAATTTGAAGGATTTAAAGGCTATTTAAACAAGTTAAAAGATGATGTTTATAAATATGGATTAAAGAAAGTTGGCGATAATCCTGTTGAATCAAGCAATATTGATAGACTTTTAAATTCTAAGCAATTTCAAGCAGAATTAAAATTAAAAGGTAATCCAGACTTTACCAATGGATTAAGAGATTTATTAGAGTTGCATAAAACAGAAGGTTTCGAAGGTACTAAACCTAATTCTATTGCTGGCTTAGAAAAACTGCGTAAAGCATTAAATCGTCAATGGACTCCTGAAAATCGTTATGCCATTGGTGAAGCTGTTAAAGCTATTGATGATGACATTGCTAAAGTTGGTGGGCCTGGTGCTATTGAAACAGGTAGAAACTTACATGAACTAGAAAAAACAATATTTGGTTCAAAAGGAATGGATACTATCTTTGGAGAATTTGATCCAAATGGTATCAAAAAAGGAGTTGGACAAGATAAGATAATGAGCAAGTTGAATGGTTTAGATACTGCTCAATGGAAGCACGTTTATGATACTGCTGACAACTTATCTAAAGGATTTATTCGAGTTGGTAATATTAACTTTAAAGTGCCTAAAGATTTAATTGCACAAGCTAATATGGTTAAAAACGAAATGAAAGGTTCTATTGCTCGTGAAGTTTATCAATCTGGAGCTGATAAAGCTGGTGTTTGGAATCAAAACTCGGTTAATAAAACACTTAATGCTAGAGAAAGTAAGATTCGATATGCGTTTACTCCTGAAGAACAAAAAGCATTTCACGAATTAAATATTGGTGGCCAGATTATGCCAGGCATCCATTCATATGAAGGTGGTGCAATGCAAGCTGAAACTATGGGATACCTAAAGAAAGGAATCTCAAAACTTCCTTATATTGGTGGTGTAGTTGCTGGTAGTGCAACAAAAGGAATGGGAACAGGTGCTGGGGTAGCTGGTGGTGAAGTTGCACAGAATTTAATATTGCAAAATCTTAGCAAAAAAGACGCTGCAAAGATGAGAGAAACAATGCAAAAGAATTATAATCTAGGTAAGTTGCTAGACCTTAAAAAAGCGAATGAGGAATAATTATGAGTGGATCACTAATTCCAAACGGAAAACAACAGTATTTTGATGCGAATGGTACTCCACTAGCAGGTGGTAAGGTATATTACTACATTCCTTACACTACAACTGCGAAGAATACTTGGCAAGATATTAACCTAAGTATTCTTAATACGAATCCTATTATTTTAGATGCTGCTGGAGAATGTATCGCATGGGGAGCTGGTGCTTATAGACAACAAGTTTATGATGTCAATAACAATCTGATTTGGGATCAATATACCTATGGTATTAATCCAGCAGGAAGTAACTTTGTATCGCAAGAAGAAGTGCAAACTGCAACTCAAGGTCAAACAATATTTACTTTAACGACAATGACTTATACACCAGGCATTAATTCATTAGTTGTGTTTGTGAATGGTTCAAAGCAATTAGTTAATGTAAATTACACAGAAACATCAAGCGTAGTAGTTACATTTACTTCAGGATTAAATGCTGGTGATGTAGTGGATTTTTACGCATCTTTGCCAGCAACTGCACAGAACATGAGTAATGCTGTAACTGTTGCTTATTATCCTCCATTTACAGGAAGTGTTGCTACAAACGTACAAGCAAAATTATCTGAAAGTATTTCAGTTAAAGATTTTGGTGCTAAAGGCGATGGAACTACAGATGATACTTCTGCATTATTAAGTGCAATATCTTATGCTAAAACTGCTAAATGTGCTTTATTAGTACCACAAGGAACATACATATTATCAGGTTCAACAACTTTAACAATTGACGTAGGATTAATGTCATTAGTAGGAGAAGGAGTTGTTGTATTTAATTGTTCTGCTATGACGGCTAATTACGCAATCCAAGTATATAACTCATTAAGTTATCCAACAGGTCAAGAAGTAAGTCCATTAAATAAAATTTCAGGCATTAAATTTATTGGTAACAATACGGCAACTAAAAATGGTATTTATTTAGCTCATCCTACTTATGCACAAGGATGTAATATTCTTATTGAAAATTGTTCTTTTGTTAATTTTGATAACAATATGACTTTTGGCTCTAATGTATGGAGAGCAGATATTAACCATTGTTATTCAGCAGGAGCAACAACTAGCGTAGTTCATTTTGAAAGTGGAGCTACAAATGCTGGTGAATCAATGGCTTTTTATAGTTGTCAATTTGTTGGAACACAATTTCTTATAGATTATCCAGCACAAATTAATTTGTATTCTTGTTCAATATTGGTATGTCAGCTTAAAAGTAACGTAAGTTCTGTCATCTTACACATGTATGGTGGAAATATTGAAAATCCAGGCTCTGCTGTAGATCAACCATATATTAATATTGTAGGTGCTACTAATTGGTTTGGTTTACATGGTACAGGTATTACGATGAACACTTTTAGTGGTTCATTTACATCACCATTATTTAATATTACAGAAGCAAGTTCGACTATGGTTTTATTTGGTGTTTTATTACCTGAAACATCATATTACACAGCTTCAACCATTGATACATATAGTTATTGTAATGGTGCTGGTCGTATTCTTTCTTATGGTGGAATGTATTTCCCATTAGGAGGAGTACAAAAACCATCTTTATCTGCTGGTCAATCAAATTCTGTGTATAACTATGGATTTGAAACAGGAAATACTAACGGATGGGTAGTAACTGCTTATGGAACAGCAGGATCAACTGCTATAGCTTCTGCAACTGCTAAAGATCATGGAAATTATGGCCTTTTAGCTACGGCAGTTAATGGTGGTGGAATTAATATTTCACAAACTGTTCCTTGTGTTGCTGGTCAATTAATTAGATCTAATTGCAATGTAAAAGTTGCATCTTCTACAACTTCTACTGTGGGATATGTGCAAGTAGCATATACAACTGCAAATGGAACAACTATTGCAACTTATGGTCAGTCTATTAGTAATACAACTACAAACTGGACATCTGTCGGTGGAGTGCCAGGTGGTGGAGGAACAGTTAATTATGCTCCTGCTGGTTCTGCTTATGTTACTTTTAATTTAAATGTGCAACCTGGTAGTGGTGGTAGTAATGTTGTGTATTTTGATGATGCAGTTTTAAATATTTGTTAAGGATTAAAAATGAATGATCCATTAGAAAACATAGATCCATTGCTTAAATATCAACTTCAAAGAAAACCTGAATATCCATCTATTGGAGATCAGCTAGACGCACTTTGGAAAGGTGGCCAAGATGCTGAAGATATGAAAGCAAAAATAAATGCTGTAAAAACTAAATATCCAAAACCATTTTAAATGACAATATCTCGCAACTTATCATTTCTTGCTGAAGGAGTATCCTCGACAGGTGTGTTAGGTGCAACCTATGGTGGTACAGGACAGTCTAGTATCACTACAGGTGATTTATTATATGGTTCTGTTAGTAACACTATATCTAAGTTAGCAATAGGCTCTACAGGAACGATTTTGCGTGTTGTTGGTGGTGTGCCAGCATGGGGAACAGACTACACAGGTACAGTTACCAGCGTTGCAGCTTCTGTGCCATCATTTTTATCTATATCTGGAAGTCCAATAACTACATCTGGAACATTGGCAATAACATATTCAGGTACTGCATTACCAATAGCGAATGGTGGAACTGCACAGACAAGTTTTACTGCTAATCAAGTTTTATATGGTTCATTTAGTCAATCAGCTAATTTGTATTTTAGTGGTACACAATTAGGTGTAGGAACTAGCAGTCCAAATGCATTAGTTCATGCTTATTCATCCACAACAAATTCTGGTCGTATAACCATTCAAGGTACAGGATCAACTGCTGGTAATTATCGTGGTATTAATTTATATAATGCTTCAGGATTTAGTGGCGGTATTTTTCAAGATGAATCATCAAATAATTTAAGTTTTTGGAACGCTGCTGCTCCATTAATGACTTTAACCAATGCAGGAAGATTAGGTATAAATATTACCAGTCCTAGCACTAAACTTGAAGTTCAAGATGATTACATAAGAAGTTATCATGCCAGTAGTGCAAATACGGCTGGCTATGGATTTGAATTTTCTACAAATGGTGGTGGAACAGATAATGTTTTAGCACGAATTGGATTAAGTCAAGTTGGCACTAATGTTCAAACAGGAAGTTTGCTATTCCAAGTTGCTAACGCTGGTGCTCCAACAACGGCAATGACATTAAACAATACTGGATTTTTAGGTATTGGTACTTCTCCTAGTTATATTTTAGATATTGCAGCACCAACAGGCGGTTCTACTTATAACTCAATTCGCTTTAGTGGATATTTATATCAAAATTTATTTAATTTATTAAATAGAGCTACAGGTGGAAATTACAGTAGCTTTGAACTTCAGGAAGCTGGTACATCATACTCATGGTTAAGAAACTATGGATCTGTTTATGGTAGCGGATTAAATTACGCAACAGAATTATGGAATAGCCAAAACGGAATAATCAGATTTGGTACAAATAACGCTGAAGTTGCAAGAATATTTGCTTCAGGTGGTATATCCATCGGTAACACTACTGATCCAGGTGCAGGAAATTTATCTGTTAATGGTGGCATTAGAGTTAATGGAAATTCTACGGCTGCTGGACTTACCATAGCAAACATATCAACACCAACCAATATTTCAACAGTAAACAGCACGACTTATAATGTTACATTTCCAACAAGTGCAAAAGTATTTTGGATTTCATTAGGTTCTGGAGATGGTGTTTTATGTATTACAAATTATATTACTTCTGTAATTACTATTTTAGGAACTACAGCAGTTGTTGTAAATAATTCTGTAGTTGCATCTAATCAACTAGGTGTTTATAAATCTGCTAATAGTCATGTTGTTTCTTTTGTAACTGGTTCTGCTGCTAGTTCAACTTATGGTGGATGGCAAATAATGTCTTTATCTTCTACTGTTTCATAGGAAAAATTATGTATAGATATAATGAAAGCACAGATTATGTTGTAGATGTAACTAATGTTGAATTAATTATTCCAACAGCAACAGAATTGACTGAAGAACAAAAAAACAATCCATTATTAGTTGAAGCCCATGCTAATTATTTAACATTTATTGCAAATAATGGTGTTGTTTTAAATCAAGAACTATCTAATTAAAAGGCTATATTATGACTACATTAATACCTAAATTTGACTTAAAAAATGGTGGAACAACACCTACTGGTGCGATTAACAGGCTAATTAATGATAAATTAAGTGAGTTTATATCAGTTAAAGATTTTGGAGCAAAAGGTGATGGAGCTACAGATGATTCAGCATCAATTCAAGCTGCTATAAATTATGGTGCTGCAAATAATATTGCTGTAATGATTCCAAATGGAATTTTTAAAATTGGTACAACACTAACTATTCCAGCAACATCTACATATTCTAATTTTTGTTTGTTTGGTCAAACTAGCACACCATTAGGAACTTATGGTTCTAGTGTTGCTCTTGGTTCTATCATTCAAACAATATCAAGCACAATAAGTGCTATACAAACACAACAATTAACAAGTCCTAATAATACGCTTGGATATTGGTCATCAAATATAGTTATTCGTAATTTACAAATTTGGGGACAGAAAACTCAATCAAGTTCTTGGTCAAGTCCAGAACAAGCAACTGTAGGTTTAAATTTAAGTTATGCGTATTATGTTCAAGTTGAAAATGTAAATGTTCAAGGTTTTGGAATTGGTATCCAACATATTAATTGTTCAGAAACTTATCATAATGGAATAACGGCAGCAACAAACAATTATATTGGTGTATGGTTACAACAATTATCTGGTGGTGATTGTCAAATATGGTTTAAAAATTTACAAATTGATAATAATGCTAATCGTGATTTATATTGTCATACTGTTCGCAGCTTATGGATAGAAAGTGGTGAATGTGTAACGTCTTATATTTCAGGAATTACAAATCAATCACGAATTCAATTAGATTATTGTTCTACAGACAGTATGTTTGTATTTGAAAATTTTAATGCTGAAAATCATCAAAACAATGTGCCATTAGTTACATTTACAAATAGTACGGCATTTGCATCTATTAAATTTATTAATTGTTGTTTTGAGTCATTTAATAATTCAGCAGTATCAGGACAATATAATCCTTTAATTAGTACTGGTGGATGCACATTTGATGTATTACAAGTTACAGGATGTCAATTTGATAGACAAAATCCAAGTTCAACTCCAATTAATCCTGTTGTAATTATTAATAATGTTGGTACAACAAATTCTGAAGATGGAAAATTAGAAGTAATTATGGAGAGAAATTCTCCTAATTATTATGATGTTGCTTATGTTGATTATCGTAATTACACAACAAATAGAACAGTTATTCTTCCTACAGAATATGTAAATGCTATTCAAGTTGACAACAAAATATTTTATGATCCTTTATATCAAACAAGCGTTTATCAAGCCTATGGAAATATTCAATCTACTGGAAGTCCAGTATTTGATGGACCATATCGTGCTTGGTGGGCTTCTACTGCTTCAAGTAATTACGCACTTATTACTCCAAGAGCTCCAATTCGTTCAACTGTAGTTATTTTGTATTTGTGTGTAGATGATAATAACGGAACAGTTATTCCACAAATTTATACTGTAGGTGGATTAGGAGCATCTCCTAACTTTCAATACAACGTCAGTAAAGTAAGAACAATTCAAATAGGTTCTGAATATTATGGATGTTATATGTATACTATTTTTGATTACAATTTAACCAATTTAACATCTTCTGGCATTACTTATATTCAGGTAAGTAATATTTATGGTGGATCTGGTTTAAGTGGAAGTGGTTTAGAATCGATGGCTCTTTATGTTCCAAAAGAATATGTTACTTCTGTAAATACAACTCCTGCAAAAATAACAACTGCACCAACTACAGGAAATTATGGACAAGGTGAAATATTGTATTATCAAACTCCTACGGCTGGTGGATATATTGGTGCAGTAAATACTGTAAGCACAATTACTGGAGCTAGTCCTGTATTTAAAAACTTTGGAGCAATTTTATCGTGATTAATTACATACTATTTGCTATATTTGTTATTCTTCAAGTCTTGGATTTTTGGACTACTTATAAATGTTTAACAATAAACAAAGGACATGAAGCTAATCCAGTCGTTGCGTTTGGAATATCTAAAATTGGATTAATTCCTGCATTGGCTATTTATAAACTATTTGCTGTTGTTGTTGGATGGTTTGTTAAGGATGTTTTAATTGCTATTGCTATATTAGATGTTGTTTATACATATATTATCTATTCAAACTATAAGATTATGAAGGCTTAGTATGGATATGGAAGCTGTAATTGCTGAAAATGATAAACGTTTGTCTGTGCATGAAGCCGTTTGTGCAGAACGCTACGAAGGTATATTGGATTCTTTTGATAAAGGATCTAAGCGTATGCAACGTATTGAATATCTTTTATACGCTGTGATTATATCTGTATTTTTTGGTAAAGACATGATTGTCGATATTGTTCAACATTTAATATCAAAATGAAATGGTTAATCCAATTGCTGAAGGTGCAAGCTCTCTAGCAGATAGTTTGGAACAAACTAGGCAAGCTGGAAAGAAACTTACCAAGAGCATTGAGAACATACAACGAGATGGAACAGAAGTCGCATTACAGGAATTAGAAGCACGAAAAAAACATAAGATTCACGAAGAAGCAATGGAAAACTCGATGATCTATCGAGCTATCCAAGAGTATCAGAATCAAAGTGCCATCATTCAAGCAGAAAACGAAGCTGAAAAAGAATTTAAAGCTAAGTATGGTGCAAAAGAATGGAGCAAGGTTTTAGAGTTAAAGCAAGTAGTAGAAAAAGAACATTTAGAAAGTAAGAAGTATTACGGTCATAAATTAGAAGACGTAAGACGAGTGCAGTTTTGGTGTTTTTTTGCAGCGTTTATTGTTACCAGTTTGTTGTTTTATTTTAATCTTGTATGACATGGGCAACCATTTGGTTCATTGTTTATTTGATTGAGTTGTTCATCTGGGCAAATGTATGTTATTTGCATTTTGAAGAAAAGTTACATAAGAAACCTAAAGTAAAGTTTCCTGTGGAACATAAAGTAATTGTTCGAACCAAGAAGGATATAGTGCGTGGATGATGATTTATTCAAATGGTGGACAATATTTGCATTGATTTGTATGATGTTAATTATTCTATTAAAGGACTGATATGTTTGGTATAGATGACGTTATAGGTGTAGGAATGAAAATCTTGGATAAGGTTATTCCTGATCCTGCACAAAAAGCACAAGCACAATTAGATTTACAGAAATTAGCACAAGATGGACATTTAGCTGAATTACAAGCTGATATGAACGAGCAAAACAACGTATCAGACCGTTGGAAAGCTGACTTGACATCTGACTCTTGGCTATCTAAAAATATTCGACCTATGACGCTTATATTCATTCTAGGAGTCTATACAACATTTGCTGGATTCTCTGCGATGAACATTAACGTCAATCAAGCATATGTTGAATTACTTGGACAATGGGGTATGCTCATTATGAGTGCTTATTTTGGTGGCAGAACATTAGAAAAGATAATGGCTAAAAAATGAATACTAAAGAGCACGTTTTATTAATAGCATCTTGGGCATTGGTTTGCGTGATTGTTGCTATGTTACTTATGTTTATTTATGCCATATTAGATCCAAATGTTGATGATACAAAAGTATTTGATATTATTGGCCCAGCATTTCAAACTGTTGTCGGTGGATTTATCGGTTTAATTACAGGAATCAAAATAGGCGAAGACAATGACAAATGATCAATTAAAAGCAATAGGACTTGATGAAAAATGGTTACAACCATTAATTGATGTATTTGCTAAATACGATATATCAACTCCTAAAAGACAAGCTAGTTTTATTGGTCAATGTCAGCATGAATCTGGTAACTTTAAAGTATTAGAAGAAAACTTACATTACAAACCTGATAGACTTCATATTGTGTTTCCTAGCCGTTTTCCTACTGTAGAGAGTGCATTACCATTTGATACACCAGAAAAGATTGCTAACAAGATATACGGTGGTCGTATGGGCAATTTAGAAGATGGTGATGGATGGAAGTATCATGGTCGTGGATTAATTCAATTGACTGGCCGTGATAACTATAAATCGTTTAGTGATTCGTCAGGAGTGGATGCCATTAATAATCCTGATTTACTGTTGCAACCAGAGTACGCTTGTTTATCTGCTGGATGGTACTGGAATAAACGGAACTTAAATATGGCAGCAGACGCTAGTGATTATAAAACCATGACGCAACGCATCAATGGTGGTTTGCTAGGACTGGATGACCGTATAGCAAAGATTCAAAATGTAGAAAAGATATTAGGTGGATCATAGATTTGGTTACTGCTAGCTGTAAGTCGGAAAATAGGAAAAAAACTTACTTGTAACATCCTCTAGTGCCTATTTAACTGATCCACGAATCATTCTACACATTTGACGTTTTTTTGGTGTGAAATCAGGACTTATTTCCATGAGTCCACAATCTTTTTTAATTTGGTATCTTTCTAATTCAGTTAAAGAAATAATAAATAAACACACCAATAGAGAAAAAATAACGGCTACGTTAATAACCGTTCTCATTTTGATAACCATTTCTTAAATATATCCCAGATACCTTTAGACAGTAAAGCTGTTTGTAGTCTAAGCATATCAGGATCAGTTTCAATATATGGTCGTGGTTTATAGTTAATACCTATTTTGACCTTACCTGTATTGTATGGTGTCATAGAAATCTCCTAGAATGGAATAGAGTCATCCTTAATATCAGCTAGAGTTGCTGGAAATTCTCCACTTGGCTTGTCCTCTGGTTCGTTCAAATAAGCCATTAGAGAACCGTCTTTTAACGATAGTAATGGTAATGACTCAAGTTTTAACATTAAGCCGTTCTTGGTTTCTATAACAACTCCTATTGACTGATATTTTTTCTTGGACTTACCATCCTTATCTGTGTATTCAGATAGTGCTGCTTTTACATAATATTTAATACCCATATCAACTTCCTTTCATTAAATTAACTTCACTTTCAACTTCACTTAAAAACTTGACTATTTCAGATTCTATTTCATCAATCATCGTTTTATCACGTTCTACACGACAAATAAACAACTGACTACGTTCTGGCATACGAGGATCAAACGAGATAAAATCGCACCATTCTCGATTCGTTACTGCCATTTGGGATTGCATTTGTATAACGTATTTAGCTGGTGGTTTACCATCCTTAATTGTTGCCCAATGTGTAGCAGAGTTAGGACACTTGATTTCAATAAGCCCATCACTATTGACAAGGCCATCAGGAGAGCAACCGAACCAAGATATAACGTCATGGTCGATAAAAGCGATTTGATCAACAAAATTACCTGTTTTAACTTCATAAGCAACTCTCGCCTGTGGTTCTGTGGATGTACCCCATTGCATAGCCTCATTCATATATGTTGGTTCAATATTACCTGTAACTCGCTGAAGTGCAAGCTCGATAAGATAATTACCTCGACTAGCAGATGTGCCAGTCTTTGTCTTGGCTAAAATGTCAGCAACTCGACTAGCAGTAACCTTGCCTAAACGGAGTTGATGCCAGGCATCTGTACCTTGAATAATATCAGTCATTTTTTGCCTCTTTATGCATAAAATCAATCAAACCATCTAATACTTCAGGATTTTTGTTATCAGCCCATACTCCACTAACAACAAAATTTAATTCCATTGCTCTATCAATATCGCTATTGGGATACTTTAATTTATAGCAATAATTTCTTAAATACTTATATCTTTCTGCATCAGCTTTCAATTCTTCAATCTTTTCGGCTTGTTGGCGTAGCATAGTGGCAACTTTTTTAGAAAATTGAGTACCAATTTCATATTCCCAATCTTCAATTGCATCTGCTAGTTCATTTGCTGTCATTTCTTGCCTTTCTTAATACTTTTCTAGCAAATTCAATCATGTCATTAATATCAGGATCAACTTTATCCATACAAGATATAATCTCTGCATCTGATAATTCACGATGTTTATGAATAAGTTGATATTTTAAATCTTGAATAGCAACTCTAAGGTCAGCTAATTCTTTTAATTGTGCGTCAGTCATAGTTCTCTCGCTTTCATCATTTCATCTGCTAATTCAAAAGATAATTTAGAAATCAATCTACTTGAATAGTCAGTTTTAGGATTAGATAGAAATCCTACAATTATTTGTCCTGCAAAGTAATCTCTTAAATCCATGCCATCTTGACCATAATTTTTTTCATTTGATAATGGAAATGCTTTCATAGTAATTCTGCCTTTCTTTTATCTTTAGCTGCACTAATCTTAGCAATAGCTTCTTTGTTTTTACTAAGTTCTTTATATGCTTGGCCATATGCTGATTTAAGAGTATCCATGTCTAAACATTCGTTAATATTGTCTAACCAATGTATTGTTAAATCTGTCATGTCAGGTTTTTCTTCATCAATAGCATCCGATGGCAAATCAGATCCAGCATAAATATATAAACCAATACCAAAGCAAGCAATATTTTTAGCCAAGCAACGCATCTGTGAGTCCGAAATTTTACGAGCATCTGGATTCTTGATTGCGTTATTACGATTGTCCATTACAGGTAATTGCATTTCTAAAGTTTTACCTAAAGCTGTAACTTCTGTACGCACCATCATAGTTTCGTTATAAACCATTGGTTCTAAAAACTTCCATGTAGCCGTAGAATCATTTTGCAATAGAATGTCTAAGCCATAAGTCCAAGACAAATACGTTAGATTGCCTTTACGTTCTGTAAACTCATTGACGTTAATTTGACGCAACTCACTAAAAGTTTTACGTTTATCCATTTTTTCTAGTTCTTTCACAAAGTTCATTTAATTGTCCATTTCTTTTTCAGCTTGTATTCTTGCAAACTTCTCACGAGATTCCATTGATATGCACCATAACAAACGGCCTAGTTTCTCAAAGTCTTTGTTTTGCAAGTATTCTTCAATAGATTGTGCCTGCTCTGCTGTTGCTGAATAAATGTCTTCACTAAAGTTTTCAAATAAACAGCAGTTATAGTCATCATTGTGATACAACAAATCTTTGACTCGTTCTTCAAATGCATCTTCATCAACGTATTCAGAATCGTCATTAGTAAGCCAAGCATCGTAATTAGATTTTAAATATTGGTCGTACATTACAGACCACCAGTCTTGATAATCCATACAGCTAATGGAATAACAAACATTAACGTACCTAATATAAGTGCTTCTATAAATGTTTTCATATACTTTCTCTTTCTTCAATTGATTAATAAATTTACTGCATACCTAAATATTATTCTTATTTTTACCACAAATCAACACTTTTATAAAAATATTTTATAGGTGTTTACACTAATAATAAATGTAGTAAAATGTGCTAGTATTACAAATGAAAGGAGTTTTACATGGACATTTATACAGAATTAAAACTTGAGTTTGGTTCTTTATACCGA